CCGCGGCGCGTGTCTTGCCGCCGAGCGGCTCACCGTCGGAAATCTTCTGCAGGTTGTTCAGCCCACAGGCAATTCCTCGATTGCCATTACTGTTGAATGCGTAGAAGTTGATGCTTGCGCGTCCGTAAACGCCGGAGTAGACCTCGGAGTGCTCGATGATCGGATTGCGGGAGGCGTCCACGATGCCGGGCGCGGTCGCAGAGTTGGCATTGATGAAGTAGCAGTCCTTGTACGCCTCATCGTCCGGGCGTTCCGCATCGCCATCACGGAGTGGTGTCTTGATCGCCGTGAGCGTGGGCACGGACTTGCTGCTCCCCTTGAGTTTGCTCTGCCCCTCATCGTATGCCGCCTGAATGGCGTTCTTCACTGCCGTGACCGTCTTGGTGTCGCTCTTCGGGATAATGAGTGACACACTGTACTTCGGCGCACCGCCGTTGATGGACTTTGCCTGCCAGACGTTCGCGTAGCTCCAACGTGTCTTGACACCCGTGATCACTTTTGTCGGATTCATAATTTTTGCCATGATGTGTTTTCCTCAACTTTCCTTAAAATCTTCTGCTGCTGTACTCAGCACAGGCGGCTTGTCGCTCGTGGGAGGGGGGTTTGTTTTCCCCGGCGGCTTGATAACGAAACCGCCGAGCAGTTCCTCAAACTTATTTTTTCCGAGCAGACCAGTCATCGCCGTAATCCCGAGCAGTTTCTGCTCATACGGCTCAAAACCTGCTTCTTTGACGGTTTTGGCGACCGCCGCCTCGTCGGTGTATTTCCGATTCGAGCGACCTTCCACCAGTTTCCAGTCCGTCCACTCTTTTCCTTGAATCGCCCGCTGCAAAGCGTACTCCTTGATGTCGCTGACCCATGCGGCGAGTGTGTCAGCTTTTGCAAGCACCGCTTCTACTTCCGAATCTTCCAGTATCGGTGGCATTTCGAAGTCATACTGGGCGAGTTCCAGATTGTACTCTGCCCGCTTGCGGCAGGTCGCCTTGATCCTGCAGAACTGACAGTGCGCCCCTGCACAAAACTCACCTTCTCCTGCGTGTGCCAGCTTTGCAGCAGGTACGAGCGTATCTTGCGCCCATGCCAGAAGGTTGGCTTTCGAAATGCTGAACTCCGAGATGTTGGCGAGACGGGGTTGGAAGATCACCATCCGCACATGATCGATGTCGTACAGCCCATCGAACATCTGGATGCATCCGAGCGCGTAGCACATCATCTGTGGATTATGGTCGGCACTGATCTCGATGCCTTTGCCATGCTTGTAGTCCACGATGCAGACGGTCTTACCCGAAATGACGAGCGTGTCAGCAGTGCCGAAGCCCTCCGGCACAAACGCTGAGAAGTCCACGCGCTGCTCCACCGACACCATTGTGTCCTTGCTCTCAGCCCTGAACTGACTAACTAGTTCCATTACGAACTGGCAGTACGCCTCGGCGCATTCTTCCATCTCGCTGTCATAGGAGGCGAGATTCTTGGTCGGATCGCGTACCCGCTCCCCCAGAGCCTTGCGGAGTTTGTACTCGCAGAGCGTATGTGCGTCCGTACCTTGTGCGGCATACTCGCTTGGCGTGTCGGATTTCTCCGCATTGAGCCGTGCCGACGGCGGACAGGCAATCCATCGTGCGGCAGAAGATGCAGAGAGGACGGCGTGCTTACGTACCAATGCGCTCAGCCTCCTTCAAGAGTACCGCATACTGCTCCGGTACGATGTCGCTGAGTTTGTCCGCACCGAACTTGGCAATCAGTGCCTTGACGGCGCCACTATGTCCTGCGACAGAGAGTTTCGCAAGTACAGTACGGACATCCTCAAGCGTCGGTGCTTCTGTCTTTTCCTCCGGCAACGGTTCCTCTCCTTCGGAACTCTGCACGAATTCCTCCAAGACATCGACCAGTCGGTGAAGAACGCTGATAAGCTCGGCTATTGCTTCATTTTCCTCCCGCATGGAGATCACTTCCTTTCGATTGACTGCGGGGATTTTCACCTTCCTATAAAGAAGAGGACACCGCCGTATGTTTTGGTCACCAGTTTTACATAAAATCTTTGAGCTGTGCTTGAAGCCCGGGCATGAACTTATTCATGCGCTTGCGGATGCTTTCCTTAGATTTGAAACCGACAGCGGCGGCAATCTCGCGTTCAGACTGTCCCGCCGCCCTGCGGATAAGAATTTCATGGTCGATGGGATCGAGTTTGGCGAGAGCCTCGTACAGACTGCGATTACGCTCCTCGCGTGCTGCAGTGTCGGCAACATCCTCGTGGACGGGAAGTGCCGGGTCATTGACTTCCACCGCACGTTCCAAAGAGATTGTCCGATACACGGGATGTGAGCATCCATCACAGCTGCGGTTGGCGCAGCAGGGCTTTCCTTCATACATACAGTGCTGCTCGCGCTTTTCCCGCTTATCCTCCCGCCAGATCGGACGCATGACGGCGGAGTATTGCTCGGTATTGACCGGCGCATAAATCGCCTGTCCCGATGCCTTGAGGAATTTCTCGCCGGTTGCTTTGCGACGGACGAGCTCATCCATCCCCGTATCTCTGGTTCCACCATTTTCGTGAATCTGGATTGGGACGGGAACATACACGCCCAACTTCTTACTGAGCTGAAAACGATGCCCTTGCTGTTGGAGAGCCTTGACCTCCTGCGCAGAGTAGTCTTTGATGATACCGTTAAGCTGGATTTTCATAGTTTTGCGTTCCTTTCGTTCTTGCCGAACGGCGGGATGCAAAACTACGCACGGGCTTCAGTCCGAAAATGGGCATAAAGAAGCACGGTGGGAGCATAGAGATGCTGACAGGCTAGTTACCTGTCAGTATCCCTATTCGCATCCCGCCGTCCTATGGCCATCTTGGACAACAGATTGACTTACTTAGGGAAACCGAATTTGAATCTTCCTACCACCACCTTAAAAATCTTTTTCTACATAGAAGCAGACGAATATATCCGATTGGGTCACCGCTTTTTGATTAGAATTTTTTCTGTTTTTTTCTCACAAAAGCGAGAAAAGAAACTCTTGCTCGTGTTATAATTTAGATGTACTGATTTCCTCTGCCCCCCGGATAAAACGACGAAGGTGCAAGGACTGTCTTGGAAATGTGTTATAATAGTTCTATGCACTATCTTCACAGAGAGATTTCATATGCTGTGCTTGATGAGGACTTCTACAAAATCAACTTACTAATAGCAGTTTAGCAAAATAGCTTATTTAAAAATCGGACTGGACGGACACTCCCGGACGCTCTCGGACAGAAAGGAAATCTTCAAACAGGAGGAATATAGTCATGACTTTTTCTGAATATGCTGCAGGTCTTTCAGCCTATATTTCATATGGAAAATCGGAGTATGACTATTTCACTGAGCTGATCGGGAATTTCATACAAGATGCTGCAATGGACGCCTGTAAACTACTGAAGAGACAGAATGACACAAAGTATCGATACATCAAAGGAATCCGCCTCATTCAAGTAAAGGATGCACAATATCTCTATGACCACCGTAATAAGGAAAAATTCTCGAATTGGATATGGGATCGGATATCTGACTCAGACTCCTATGATGAGATCTCAGCCTGGTTACGTAGCCATAACATTTCAAGTGATGATCCAGCCACAGCATGTGCAGACCTGTTAGAGTCTATAATCTTAGACATCATCAACAATATTGCCTCATCTCCCCCCTCTCAAAAATCTGATTTAGATCTGACGCTGATCAATGACATCCAAGAAAAAATAAAGTCGCTCCCCCGTCCGGCTAATGTACCGGTTCCTAAGGAAGCGACTCAAAATGAGGAAACATATATTGATGAGTTGTTTTTGGCATACGGCGATGCCGAGGGCATGAATGTGTTTTCGGCGAATGACCTCCCATCATTTCCAGATTATGAGGAGGATTTAAATGGTCGCCGTATCGATTTTTATGCGGCTGAAAGCATACGGCGCGGAGTATTAGAGTTGGGCAGTGGCAGTCTAACCGATCAATTTGACATCTTGAAATCCGAAACTCTTGTCGGCGTGACAGACACAGCAAAACGAACACACCCGAATGGTTATGAGCGTATGCTTGCAGTAATGGAGCAGGCAGTCACCACACCGATGACAAACTATGTTCTCAGCGCATCTCCATATTGGATCGGGGGAAGGATCAAAAAAGGTGTGTGCCATCATCTTGTGAACGACGGTAAACTGACATGGATAAGGAGAAGAAAGAAGCAATGAGTGAATCCGCCCTTGGCTCAGTCTTTGAAATTTCTCTCCGTATTCTTCTCATGCTGAAAGAGTTGTTTCCTTCAAAATTAGATGAACCACAAGTCAGTGCATTAGATTTCATCTCTGTTTACGCATCAGACTTTGGTCTACTGGACGAAAACCTGCATGGATATGGCGATTACAGATTTAGTGAATATCCAGCAAGAAAGCATATGGTGGATTCTGCTTTAAAAAACCTTGTACTGGATGGATATGTTCGCCTATCTCCTACCCCAACCGGGTACAGATACTCCATTACAGAGCTTGGAATGGCAGTCTGTAAGCAATTTGATAATGACTATGCAAAAGAATACATTATTGCGACTCATGCTGTACTTAGTAAGTTTAATGGAGCAAATGCCAAGGCGATGTTGAAAGAAATAAACAAGCTTACTGTTCAATCACTAAAGGAGGTCGGACATGAATAGATTTTATATTGAAAAACTGATCGTGTCCGGTGGATGGCACAAAGACACCGTCATTGATTTCAAACCTGGTTTGAATTTTATATTGGGGCCTTCCAATACAGGAAAAAGCCTCATCATGGACTGCTTGGATTATGTATTCGGATTCTCCCCGAAGAAAAACCGACCTTCAAAAATTGTTGATAACCAATACGGCTATGAGTATGTCACGCTCCATTTGGCAACAGGCACAGGAAGCGTTATTCTGAAGCGCAAAATAGGTGATTCAAAAATTCTCGTCAGCGGCACAGATCCAACAGTTGAGCATGGTACATACAGCGTAAGTCATAACGCCAAGAAGAATATCAACGCTGTCTATCTTCATTTGCTTGGAATTGATGAACCGCATGTTATTCGTTCGGCAGAAACAGGCACTAAAACCCAAGATTTAACATGGAGAAGCATGCTCCATCTGTTTTTCATTCGGCAAGGAGATGTCGCAAGAGAAAGTTCAGCATTACTTTCGCCCAATACCATAGGTCACACAGCATCGGCATCAGTGTTGTTGTATTTATTAACCGGGAAAGATGCCAATTCCCTTATTGCAACAGAAGATCCTAAAATCAGCGAAGCAAAAAAGAAGGCTGTGATTGGATACATCCAAGAAAAAGTAAAGGAACTCACTGCCAGACGAGAAAAACTAGAAGTTGCTCTCTCATCCTCAAATATCACAGATCCTCGTACGAGCGTCGAGCGTATTCGAAAAGAGATTTCTGACCTGCAGACACGGATGGATTCTGCTGCAAAAGAAAGTCAGCAGATTATGTCGGAAATCTATGCATGGAATGGTAAACTCTCCGAATCAAAAACTGTAGAACATAATCTCTCTGTCCTACACCAACAGTATCAAGCTGATATCAGGCGAATCGAGTTTATTGTTGATGGCGCAGC